AAGCTCTTTATGTTGATATGATGCTAAATCAGTATGCTTATTATATGCAAGGTTTATTTCATATGTAAGGTTTAAGGGTAATACTTTTTCTAGTAATTCTGCAACTGCATTTTTAAGATTCTGTGCAGATAACTCTAAATTAAAAATAACATGACAGTTAATAGGGTCAATAGATATTCTATACTTATCCTTACCAATTAGGGTATCTAATTTAGTTCTTAAGCTTGTATTATCTCCTAGTAACTTACTTCTTATTTTAAATCGTCTTACATCAGCACTTGTATCCGTAACTTCAATATCTAACACATTTTCCCATATTTCAAGCCCCACGCCAGTTGCTGTACTAAGATAAAGTTCGCTTATAAGATTATTTTTATTTTCTTCAAATTCATTTAAGAATTTATCAAGAATATTGCTAATAATTTGTATTTCATAAATTTCTCTTAATACAAGTGGGTAGTATTCTATGTATTTCATTCAAGTCCACCACCTATTTCAAACGCAATTAATTGTTTTTCGTTAAGAGTGATGTATGAACTATCTTCTATGTCAACATTTTCTATATTTTCGATACCATCTACATCAATACATCTTGCAAGTATTTGTGCTGCATATATTTTTTTAGTTGTTCGGTTCTCCCAATCCGAATTTATTTCATTTGCATACTCTGCTAAAATATTTTCTACTGCCAACTTTATAGCATCTTTGTCAGCATTTTCTGTATATTCTACATCGTTAAAATATATATCTTTACTAACATATTTAACTGTATTCACTGTGACACTATGTCCAATTGGTGCAATACCTTCACCCAAACCAGTAAATTCAGCAGGGTCTAATTTTTCTTTTACACTATTTATAAGCTCATCTGATGCTGGACTTCCTTCACTATCCGTTATAATAATTTCTACAGTACCTCCACCATTGGGTGTTCTGTTAGCTTTTACTTGTCCGACACCTTCCATTTCTTTTACCCATTTAATATAATTGGCACGATTGCCACCAAAAGCATCTGAATTTATACTATCAAAATATCTTTGTCTAAATGTTTCAGTATCTTCTTCCTCTTCGCCAGGAATTATTAATTCAGTTATTTCTGCTTTTGTAAGACCAGAAATTGTTACTATTGGTGTAAGAGTACCAAAATGTTTGTTTCCTTCTTCACCTGTTGTATCACACATAATCTGCCAACAGCCAGGAATGATATTACCTTTGCTAACAACTATATTATTACCGTCACTGTCTGTAACTGTAATATCTACATCTGTATTATTAGTCATCTGAGCTACTAAGGTATAGTTTATTTTATCCAAATTAAACCTATCACCTGTACTTACAACTTCGCCTATATAATTTCCGTCACTACTATTAAAGTTAAATTCTGCTTTTAAAATAGCACTTGTTGAGTCTTCGGGAGTAATACCTCTTTCTTTTGCTATTTTTACAAGATAGTCCCTTTCAGCAGAATCAGCAAAAGCATTATTCAATATTGTGTCAAGTCCCATATAGGCATTAGCTAATTCAAGAGCGGCGGGAGATAAAGTATCAAAGATTATACTTCCTTCGCGTTTATCTACATCTGTAGCTACATTCGAGAGCATTTCAGCCAACAAATTGTCATAACTGTAGTCCTCAAACATTAAATACCACATCCTTCACATCTACATTATAATATTTAGTTACAACCGTAAAACTGACATTATACACATTATGTTTTATGCTAAAATTAAAGTCAGTCACATTTAATATTCTGTCATCTTGCAATAAAGCTTCTTTTATTCGGCTCATAAGCATTGGTATTACATACTGTCTTTCTCTACCAAATAAATCGTTAAGCTCAATTCCATAGTTCCATGAGTACATAGCATAATCATATCGTTCTGTCATTAATATAAGATAGACTGCTTGGCGTATTATTTCTTTATAATCTTCATACACTGCAACAATACGCTTATTTTCTTTATCTAACTTATATGTAATACTTGTTTGCTCTAAGTCATCATAATCACTAATAAGTTCATAATTTGCACTTTCAGGTAGCACTTAATCACCTCCAGCTATAACATCAGCAACATAATAAGCTTGACCACCTTGCATTTTAATAATTACTAACCTGTTACCTCTTTTCAAATTGGTTGGTCTTATACTACCAAAAACACAAAAAGTTTCATCGAGTTCGAGCTTTTCTGACAAACGAACTGCAAACTGTCCATCATTTTCATAATCTTTAGATACAGTACCGAAAACTACTTCCGTAGGGTTGCTTGCCTTAACGGCATCCATAGCGATACTTTTGATTAATTTAACTAACTCAACCGACATAAGGACTACCTCCTAATAATGTTAAATCACAACTATACTTAGCACCAAATCTGTGTACAGCCTTCTTTATTATTACCTGTGCGCTTTTAAAAACAATGTCACCTAAATTCAGATTGGCATATATAGATGCACCTGCTCTTAATCTAATGTCACCAAAACAATCTTTTACAGTAAGCTCTCTTTTCTTTTCGCTATAGAGCTTAAGAACTGATTTACCAAAAGCAGCAGGATTATCATCTTTTTCTAATTTACAAGTAAGCTGTAAAACGCCCCACTTGTTAATAAGTTCAGCATTTCTGAATATATATTTTGCTCTATTACCAGTTGTGTCATCATCTCTATAAAACTGTATCTGGTTATAAACTTCATCATCTATACTAGATGTATAGTCCATATCTTCACAGGTTTCATCATCAAGCAAATAGTCTGTTTTTAAATCTTCAATTCGCTTTAAGCATAGTAACCCATAGTCATCATAAAATATATACATATTACCTGTTGCGCTTTCGGTAAGTTCTCTTGCATTTTTTATAATATCAAATAGAGTTTCATTATCTTCAACTCTGCCTGGTATCGAATACTTCGTATCAACAAGCTTACTTTGGCTTACTTTTAATCTATAGTCCATAGCAATCATTATAATTACATCTCTTAAAGTCTTGTTTTTATAGCAGTAAGTATCTTTGTTTTTTAAATATCTTAATTGGTCATACGCAGTACAGTTGATTTCTTTACCTTTACTTCTTGATTTACTAAATAAATAACCATAAAAAACACCAACACCATTTTTTAAAAATGCTACAACATTACCTTCTTGTATATCTAATGCCGGGTCCTTTAAAACAGTAAATTCTAGCTTACCTGCTGCATCTTTCCATTCTGTAGTCCAAGTTACTTCTCCAACAACCAATGGCTGATAATCTATTCCATTGTTTATTATATGTAACTCATAACGAGCATCTTTATTTCCTTGAATATTTATATAAGCATTATCGTTTAATGTTCCTGCAACATTTACTACACTTATAACAGATGTAGAACATAAATCAACTTTATCTTTCTTTTTAGTATCGGTTTCATACATTCCACCGTCTGAACTTGCACCATTAAAATAGCTACCCAAGTTTACAATTTTAGTTATAGTTTTACTGCCCCATTCAGGGTGGCAACTTGAAGTACCCGGATTTGCGTGTTTTGGATTGTACCATTTTGATTTATTAACAACAAACTCAATTACACATTTACCACTTAAATGACCCCATTTATTACAGCCGGCATCATTTTGATTTTTAATGTCACCTATGATACATTTAAGCACATTTCCATTACTTTGATATACATCAATGTAGTCGCCTACACTACCATATGTTGTTGTACACGCAACAACATATCGACCATTTATAATACCAAATCCTTCGCTATCGAAATTTTGTCCGGCTTGGGACCTAAGCTTATACTGTACTGATGTCTTTGAAGTAATTAATTGCCAACCCATATAAGTAAATACGCTACCCAAACCCGAGGGTAGCGTTATTGTTTTTATAGGTATACTAGCGGGAGATGCACTTTCAGCACTATATGCCGGAGAAAAGAAGCCGGACAACGCATTAGAAGAAAGAGTATAGTTTCTTGTTTTAACAGCATTACTACTATTACCTTCAACAGTAGTAAATGAATTTCCACTAGCAGAAACAACAAGTCCTGTATGACTACAGCCATTTTTTTGTATCATTATGTCGCCTGGCTTTGGTTTATAACCTGAAGTCTTAGAATAATATCTATTATTTTTCTTAGCAAAATCAAGGAAGCCTGATACTGCCGCCGTTTTCGGAGCCACTGATGTAGGTACGCCTGCTTGATTTAAGCACCAAGAAACGAACATAGCACACCATTCATCAGTAAAGCCATACCAGCGTGTATATTTGTTTGGTCTTCCTTTTATTGCTAAAGTAGCTTCTTGATTAGCGATTTTAACAACATCACTTGCACTTGCCAAAAAGCAACACCTCCTTATTATTTAAGTTTTAGTACCTGTCCCGGGTAAATAAGATTAGGATTTTTGATTTTATCTTTATTGAGATTGTATACTTCTCTCCATTTATTCCCGTCACCTAATACTTTTTTACATATTAATATTAAGTAGTCACCAGGCTTAACTGTATATGTAGATGGTGTAGTTTTACTACTCGTATCTCTAGCTTTTACCGTAGTTGCTGTTGTTTTATTAGTCTTTTTATCTGTAACTAATTTAACAGTTTTTGTACTATAATCTAAATATTTTTTAAAAGTGACACTAATTACTTTGTCAAATCCGTTGTCAGTATTATCTTCATCTGTAAATTCTTCAATCGTACATTTACATTTATTTAAAATACCGTCTAAATCATTTACATATACTGGATTTTCAGTATCATTATTAGGAATATCAATTTTAAAGGTCCCATTTTCTTCCCCTAAATCCCAAACCCCATTAGGTTTAGTTCTTATTATCATAAAGTCAAAAGGTTTTGCTTTTGCCATTAATGTATTAAAATGTGTAAGGTAAAAATCTTGGGACCTTAATTCTTGCTTATCAGAAATTATGTTTACAAAAGGGTACTTAGTTTTTGGTAATAAAAAGTCCATAGACCATTCAGTTAAACCGGGTTCTTGTAAATTAAGAACTGTTTTACCACCTAAAAGCTCTATTTCTTCATTTTTACCTGGAACTTTTCGTGTTATCTTAGATGGTGTTACAGGCATTAGAACATTTTCAACATAAATTAAATATGCCATTTCTTACACCCCCTCTACCGATACCGCTGCGGCTTCTGCTATACGCTTTTCCATCTCACGCACAACATCACCAATACTTAAGCTGCTCGCAATTTGGTTTGACATACCTGACATATCTACTGTTATTTGTTTAGTTGTATAGTTTGCAATTCTTTCTTTGCTTACACTATCTTTTATCATACTTAAAATATCATCTGAATGCTTAACCTCTTTCTTAATATCATCAGTGTTTGACTTAATCCCATTAAGAGCATCTTCGCCAGAGTCTGTAGTTGGATTTAACAAATCTTCTGCATTATTCTTAAGCCAATCAGATGCACCTGATATTTTATCTGAAATAGTACTTGAAACCTTGTCGCCGAATTCAACACCCACATTCCATGCTGTGCCATATTCCACTCTTTGTAATGGAACTTCTGGGGCATCTCTGCTTATTGTTATAGCATTTTCATTTTTACCCCACGCAAGTACATTATCCTGTAAACTTGAAAGTCCAGCAGTCCAGTCTGTACCAAAAATTGCATCTATTATCTTTGTAACAACCTTACCTAAATCTAAGAACCAAGAAATAATTTGCCCAATAAGATTTGCTACTGCGTCACCAAAGCTATTAAATCCACCGTTACAAGCATTTAAAATCCACTCTATTATGCCTAAAAATGGAGTAACAAAAATAGACCAAATTATTTGCATTATTCCATTAAGTAAGCCGACTACAGTATTATAAATAAAAGCTCCTGCAACAGCTAAAGCTCCACATATTATACCTAGTGCTGATTGTGCTACACCGGTTACATCTGCAATCCAATTACATAGAGCTATTAATATAGCTATTAATGCAATAATTAATATAATTATCCAAAATATAGGGCAAGATAAAATAGCTGTATTTAAGCCATATTGTGCCGCTGTTGCAGCAGCAGTAGCAGACGCTTCTGTTCCTGTTGCGGCAGCATGAGCAAATGAAGCCATACATAATGCTATTTTTACACCTGTGCTAATAAGTTCGATAGCTTTAATAAGTAATAGCCAACCATAGTATATAGCTAAAGCAGCGGCTACACCATATATAATAGGTCCTATGACATTCCAATTTTGAGCTACAAATCCTGCTATATTTCCAATAGCTTCAAAAATATCAATAACCACATCAGCTAAAACAGCTAAAACTTCTATTGCTCCTGTTACAAAATTCTGAAATCCTTCACTATTAGCAAGTTCATTCAGCCTATCTAGTACAGGTTTAAAAGCCATAGTTGCCGTATTTTGGAACTTTGTCCACATTTGTCCCCAAGTCAAAGGCATCTTTTCAAATCTTTCATTTATTTCATCACTTGCTTCAAAAATAGCATTTTTAACAACATCTGCGGTAATCATTCCATCGGCAGCCATTTCTCGTATTTCACCGATAGGTTTTCCTAGGTAATCAGCTATATTTTGGATAAGGTTTGGAGCATTTTCAAAGATAGAATTTAATTCATCACCTCGAAGTACGCCAGAGCCTAATGCCTGTGATAACTGTAACATAGCATTAGATGCTTCACTTGTAGTAGCACCTGCGATTGTCATTTGCTTTTGTACTAAATTAGCAAAAGCAACTACTTCATCTGAACCACTAAAAGCATCTTTTGCATTATTACCAAATCTAGCAACAACAGCGGCGGTATCTGTTAAAGAACCTCTTGCATCTTGTGCAGAAGCATATATTTTTTTAAATAAATCATCTACACTACCTGTTTCATTAAAGTTATCTAAAAGTAAATTTAATCTTGCTTGCGTTTGCGTTACTTCATCTGACAAGCCTAAAACTTGTCCTGCACCTTTTATACTTAAATACGCAGCAGTAATTCCTTTAAGCTTGCTTAGAAGTCCATTTGTAGCATTAGTTCCTTTTGCAATTTCCTGATTAAATTTACCCTGTTCAGAAACATTATCTCTAATATACCTTTCTGCACTGCTAATATTTGCTACAAGTCTTGCGTATTCTGCATTTGCTGTAGCAGGGTCCATATTTGTTAAAGCACTATTTAATCTTGTTTGTGCTTGTGTTGCTTGATATAATTGTGTTCTCAAATATTCAAGTCCTGCATTAGCAGTATCTGAACCAATATTAACTGGGTTATTTTCAATTTGCTGTATTCTTTGCTGTATAGCTGTTAATCTACCTAATGTATTATTTAATTCTGCTGTTTGGTTAGGTCTTAGAACGCTTGCAGAATTACTATTAATAGTAGATTGTGTCGCAATAAGATTTTCCATTAAGGTATTAGCATTAGCAATTTCTTGATTAAATCTTTCAACCCCGGTGTTTGTAAAAACTAAAGGTCCTACATTTTCAAAATCATAAGTTAATGGAACTTTAACAGGTGGGATGTTCTGAGAAGACTGCTTTAGTGCTTCAATTTGTTCTTGACAAACTTTTGCGGCTGTTTCAGCTTCCTTTAAACATTCTTTTGCCCCTTCAAACGAACTCATATCTATGTCGGCATCTAAAGCAGATTGAATATCATTAATTCCTGAAAGCATTAAGTTCATTGCTGAGTGCATAGATGTAAATGTACTACTAAAATTGTCATATAACTCAATAGAACTTGATATTGTCAATACACTCACCTCTTTTTAGCTTTTTTCATCTTCTTCTTTTGTTTTTCATCTTCTTTTACTTTTCGCTCTACAGCTGCAAAAATAAAAGCTTTTTCTTGCTCATCCATATCAACAAATTCGCAAGGTCTAATATGTAATTCAAACAGACAGTAATATACAAAACTTGCTTCACTGTCTGTTTCTATTAGTTTTTTGCTTCTTCAATTTTTTCATTAATTTCCTTATTATAGCCATTGTATTTCTGGATAAAAGCAGCGAGGTCATCGTATTCGCCAGGGTTATCTAGCATAGCCACTAAAAGGTCCTCTGGTGTGTTTACGCCATAGCTGTCCTGAAGTTCGGCATCATACAGATTAGGTGTAACTGTTGATGCGACAATCATATCAAGTACATAGGCTTCGCCATTAATTCTCTGTCTAAACGCGCCAAATTTACCTGGAATAGGCACTTCTTTAATATTCTTTTCTCTTAATTCCTTATTTTCTTTTGTGGTAATATGTCTAAATTCCCATTCTGGACTCTTACCGTTTTCACCAACGATAGATGTTGTTGCAACGCGTCTTACATTTTCCTTTACCACTTTGTTAGCCTTCATAAAAGCATTAAATTTTGACATAATTTTATCCTCCATAATTATAATAAAAACAAATAAGGCAGGCTATTTAATACAGCCTGCCAAAATATTTAGTTAGCTAAAAAACCATCAAGCTGTTTAAAGCTTTCAGGGATTGAGAAGTCCTCAAATGTACCTTCTATTTCTTCATCAATGTATTCACCATCTGCATCAAACTTAGCAAGAATACCACCGTCGGTATTGCAGTCATAAAGTATAACAGTCTGACTTTTTGCAGTAGAAGTTGGGTCATTATTTTCAATTTGCATATCAAAGTATACATCTTCGCCTGTATTCTTATAATCTTCAAGAACTTTTCTAAGCACTGACTGATTGTAGTGCATTGTACCACTAAAAGTACCTTCCATACCCGTTGACTTGTGTCCGGTCATAATCGCACCAAGTCTTGGTATAGTTGACTTTGCTTTTTCAAGCTTTACTTCCATATCAATCATATTTGCAAAATTATACCTATTCCCATTTAATGTTATAAAACATTTAGCTAATTTTGCAGCAATAGCATCTTTTGCATTCATTGTTATGTTTTTAGCCATTATATTCTAACCTCCTTAATTAACTTTTACAGTCATATATAATTGCTCCATGCAATTTACAACTGTTACAGGCGTATTAACAACAACAGCTTTCTTAACTTCTCCTTGTTCTACAACAACATCTGTATCTGTAAAATCTTCAATAGCTCTAAGAGTTTCAAGATTCTTTAGATACTTTACAATATCTGCCCAAAGTGCAATTCTACCCGCATTATCGTTAGGCATTACACCAAGATAACGAGTATTAAATATTGTTGCTATATCCATACCGATTTGGTCACACACGCGCATAGTTTGATTAGAGCAAAATAAATTACTCTTTTCAGATGTTGTTGTAACTAATGAATTAATGTCGGTAAGAATTCTATAATCAGAGCCTACTTTATGAAGCTTTAATTCACCATTGTTGATTGCCTGCTCAAGACCTGTCTGTGTGTCAGAGCAAACAGGTGTGTATTCTCCATCATATTTTTTATTAGTGCAACTCTTGTTAATTTCACAACTTGACTCTGCACCACCTAACCACCAAATAAGGCTTTCAGTATTTTTTTCAGCATCTGTTGTTAAATTTATTACACCTTCATAATCGGCGGCATAATTATGCACAATAGTCTGAAATTTAATACCTGCTCTATCTCTCATTCTCTTTGTAAAACTTACAAAAAGAGATTTAATTACATCAGAAGTAGAATCACAGATAAGAGTATTAAAAGAATAACTTTCTATAGCAGATAAAAAGCTTTGATAACTTGAGCCTGTAGCCTTTATTGCCATACCACCAGTTAAAAAAGTTCCTGATGTTTCTTTCAAAGATGCGTTATGCTTCCAAAACACAAAATCATTATCGACTAATTTATCTATTCCACTAACAGTCTGCTTATCTACAAGAGTATCTGAAATAGCACCGTCGTATACTATTTCAATTTTAGATATTCTTATCTTACTTACACCATATACATAAATATCTTTTGTTGCTTCATCATCAGCTGTAATTGTGAAAGTTGCAACATCTCCGCGTACTTGTGAGTCAACTGTTGCGGGATTTGTACCGTCTGAAAAAACTTTAACAGCACTTTGTGTGTCATTAATACAAGTAACTTTAATCTTACAAGGGACAACCAAATTTGCAAAGCATAAAGCCCTACTGCTAGGCTTACCATTTTCATCAATATCTGTACCTTCTCTTACCCCATCAATCCAGCAAGACCAAGGGTTATTACCATCTGAATTATCCTGTAGTATACTGGCTTTTCCACCAACATTTATAATATCAGGAAATGCACTTGCAATAGTAGGTGTTGTATTTCCGGTTCTTGCATTTCCAAAATCATAGAGTTTATTAGATTCAACATTCTTATCTATGCTACGCATATAAGTACACACATCATACAAATCAGTTTTATCTGCATTCTTTGCAACGGTATAAAAAATATCATTTCCTCTTGTACCTGGGCATTTTGCAGAAGCAAGTTCAGCACTTGCAGAGCCGCCACTATTTACTCTATAAAAATAGCATTTTTGTGCATTCTTAAATAAATCTCTATAAGGCTTCATTGCATCATCTGTATATGGATAACCAAATATTTTTAGTGAATTTTTTTCAAATTCTTCTGCTGTTAATTCAATGACTTCATCTTCAACACCCCAATTAAGATTTAATGGCGCAGCACACACACCTCTTTCTCCAAATACAACACCTGCATTTGCTGTTGATATAAAGTTGATATACGCGCCTGGTAAAACCTTATTCTGGGTTACAAAAGTACCTCCACCTAAAGCCATATTTTACACCTCACTCTCTAAAAATTCTTTAAGTAACTGGTCTACTTCGCTAAAAGTATATTTACGATTACCTAATATCGTATTTAACACATCAATGTATTTTAAATACTTTTTACTTGCTGTAATTTGTTCTTTAGAATAACTTGCTTCTGCTTCTATTACAGCTTCGATTGGCTTTTCTTCAGTAGCTTCAACTGAGTTTAATGCTGTAGTTTCCACAGCTGTAGATTTTCTAGTTGCCATTTTTTATCATTCCTTTCTGTATAAGAATTTCCATTTTTTCAACATCATTTTCAACAATGACGAACATATCATAGTTTATTGTTAATGTTAAAACACCATCATAAATATTTGTATCAATACCTTTTCCTAATAGTGGTGCAGAGTCAAGTTCTATAAATTCAAGTGCTTTATACATTCTATCTATAACACTAAAGCATTCTGCTCTATAGTCCTTAGACTTAGGAAAATACTGAATTGCAAATTGATTTTCTCTGTAGTAACGATTTCCACAAAACCTAGTTATTTTAGGATTTATGCACTGAACAAAAAAGCAAGGTTCTTTCAAACCCTGCTCTACATCTTCTGTATAAATGTTGTATTCTTCGCCAAATTCACTATAGAGAGCTTGGCTTATCCCTTTAATAATCTTATTAATCATAACGCATCACCTGATTAAGGAAGTTTCGCACACGCCTTTCAAGTACCGCAGGAGTAAGTTTATCCACTTCTTTTGTTGATATAGTCAACATAAACTTTCCAGGTACCCATTTTCTGTGGTTCACTGTTCTGTGTCCATATTCAACATAGGCAGCATATTCAAGATTATTACTTACGATTACCTTATAACAATTACCTGTACGCGTAATGCTTGATACAGTCCAAGCTCTTTTAAGGTTACCAGTATCAACTGGAGTTCGAAGTTTAGCTCTTGCTAATACCTCAGCACCTAAATCATTTATACAGCGTTCAATCATAGCTTTAGCTTTGATTTCTTGCTTTTCTAAATGTTTTGCAAATTTTTTTAATTCACTAAAATCACATCTACCGGTCTTTGCCATAATTTAACCCCACCTTTCAAATATTTCCAGAGCTACTTCTTGATGGGTTGCATACATAGCAGGTACCCCAGAGCTTTTATAAATGCCTTCGCGATTATTTTGGCTAACAACTATTTTTGAACCAGGTTGTATAGTCAAATCGGGTGACATAAAAAGCTTTATATTTTGTACTTTTTCTTGTACTGTATCATTATTTTTAGTTGTAGGTAATGTGGTTTCAAAAGAAATTCTACAAGGTTGATTTTCAATAATCATCTGCTCAATTTGCCTTGTTTGTTTTGTATCTTCATCTCGAATATTATTAAGCTCGTATACTGAGCAAGTTCCACTGTACAAACTTTCTATATGTTTTCTTGCAGAATTAAAAACACTCATTCTTACCACCTTAACTTTCTAAATGCGATAAGTTCAGCATCTCTATTGCAGAGCTTATCTAATAAAGTAATATATCTTGAAGCTGCACTTGTATTATTATCATAAGTATAACCTACGCTTGTATCTCCTTCAGATATATTACTTATTCTTCCTGCGTTAAAGTCAATGTTATCACAAACATTTTCACCAACGCTAGACTTAGTTCTTAATAGTGTACCTGCTGCCATATCAACGGCAACAAAATAAAGTTCGGGTGGTATAACAGTAATATTACAAAAATTCTTTATATACTGCTCTGTTCCATTTATCGCAAATTGAATAAGCACTAAATCACTATCATTAACATTATAGCCTAATGATTTAAGTTTCTCAGTTACATCACATTCTTTAATCACATAATCACCCTAACTTATGCTTAAAAGCAACAATTCTAATCTGCTTAGGTTCATATACTCTTTCCCAGTTTTGAGCATTAGCAAGCTCTGTTCTAGTAGGTGTTTCAACATTAGCTCTAACTGTGTTAGTCCATCTGATACCTCTTGGATGTAAGATAAACGCACTTCTATTAATAAGATAATCAACACCAGAGCCTTTCTTCTTATCTCTGTCAATCTCTGTCGCTACATGACCTACTGGGTTACCTTCGCCGTAGGCAATAGCGCCATCACCAAATAAATATGTTGTGTATACACCATCAGCAACCGGACAGCTATCATCAACAATAACTCGTCTGCCCTGATATGTGTCAAATTCAAGTTCACTAGATGCCTTGACTGTTTCAATCAAATCTAACTTTCTTAAATATGACTTAGTAGCAGAGTGCATAGCAACAGCTGTAAGCTGACTCTGTGCGTCACCAAGAAGCTGACAAGCATCTACAAAAGACTTACCTTCTATAATCTGTGCAGCTGCTGTCTTAGACTTAGAAATATCAAGAATATGGTCTGCAAGAGGTGTAACAGTTTCAGAACTGCCGTTTGTATAAGAACCAAACACGCCATTTAAAATAGCAATAAGCTCTTTCTGCTTATCTCTTGCCCAAAATCCGGCTACTAAGTCACCAATAGCCATCATAGGGTCCTTGCCAGATAATGCAGCAGAAAGGTCTGTTGCTGCCCACATCTTCGCTCTGCGAATAGTTGTTGATACATCTTTGTTTGATGTAATCTTGTTTGGTGTTAAATCAGCATCTTCAATAATAGGCTCTGATTCTCCCTGTAAATCTTCAAAGAAAGGCATATTATGAATTGGTGCTGCCTCACTTGCTAACTTGTTAAATTCCTGATTATTTGTTACTATACCGCTGTTAAAAAGAGCCGATAATTCCATTGTTCTATTTACAACATATGGATTAAAAAGCTCTGGTACAATAACATCACTTAATTTTGTAATTGCCATACTCAATTACTCCTTTCCTATTTTAAAAATTAATTTCTACTCCTGCAGCAGTAGCCATTTCCCTTGCTTGTGCAGGATTTTCTTTTAAAAGTTTGCCCTGTTCTGTTAAATTGAAAGTTTCTTTAGCAAAAGGATTTACTGTACTACCACTGCCCCTAGTTGGCTCATAAGCCGGCTGTGTTTGTTTAAATAAATGGGCCATAGACACATCTTCTTTAAAAGATTTAACAACCTCAGTAATGCCAACAGGTTCACCCTTATCATCAAAGCTAAACTTATCAACTCCACCCTGCTTGTAAATAACATAATCTGGGTCAATTACACCTTCCTTAACCAACAGCTCTTTTACAGCATAACTTTTCTTAAACTTATCTGCTTCCTCTTGAAGGTTTGTAATTGTTGTTTTGTAGCCTGCTATTTCAGTCTGTAAAGCTTCATTGTCTTTATTGTCTTTCTTTAATGCTGTAATAGTGCTATTCGCAGTTTTTAACTGTGTATCTACATTATTTTTTTCACTTTCTAAAGCATCATACTTAGCCTTGCTGACATATTCGCCTGTACTTAAATTAGCCAGTTTTACCTGTTTGTCTTTGTTCTCAGAATTATACGCGTCAATAATTCCTTTAAACTCCTCATACTTTTCACCTAATACTTCCTTCAAAAATAACATATTGACCTCCTTGTTTTTATATGTGGTGTCCCCACAGATATACAGTAGTTTATATCTCCTACTGCAAGAGAATATTAAACCTTTTAAATGTCTTGCTTAGGACGAAAAAAGGAAATAAGCTGTGACACTCATTTCCTTTGCTGACTAAATTATTTATAGTTACATTTATAGTTTTATTTTATTTAACTAGCCCAACGGAACCACATCCTTTCATTAAAAGTTAGCAGAGCTAGTAGGAATCGAACCTACACATAAGAGAGTCAAAATCTCTTGCCTTACCATTTGGCTATAGCCCCATAATTATTTAACTTTTTCAGGCAACAAAAAAGGACAGCTTTAAACTGTCCTAATCTGCTAATTTATTGTGTTTGCTAACTTGCCTGTAACTTTTACATTAAAAAAGCACCTAACGAATGATGTTAAGTGCTTTAGGATGCTTTTCTTGTTCCGTCTGGCAGTATATAATCTTCTAACCAAGCTTCTCCTGTTTCCATATTAACCTTAGCTGTTGCAAATACTGTCCAACCTCTTAAATTTTCTTTTAAATCTGGTCTTGTAGCTGTGCTTTCAAACATATAATGAAGTGTAAATATACCATCATTTATACCCTTTGATACTGGGCTATGCTTATGTTCTTTTAAAAACTCTTTATCAAATACATTTGCAATCTGTCTTAAAGCCAAAATTATTGCTTTTGGTTCTGTAACCATTTAATCACCCCATATTTCTTCATAAAAAATTCTATCGTTATCTGATATTTCATTTTCTACTGTAGATGTACTTGCAATACCATCTTTTGTATAAGCAGATACTTTACCATCAACAGAAACAATTTCAAATTCATCTTGCCAGTGCATCATTTTAGCTACTGATAAATCTGCTTCTGAAGGAATTATGTCACCTATATACGGATGTGAATGGTAATTTAATACACCTTTATGTTTTTCTAATTCTTCAAACAGAGTAGGGGGTATGATGGTAGCACTAGAAGTTCCTCTTATAAGTATATTTTTACCATTGACGGTCACCGCTGCGAACTCTACACCTGTTTGCCTTGAAAGTAAACTCAAATCCTTTATAGTAGGACAGCTGTCTAAAGCAAGACTATCTCCCGCTTTCTGTAAACTATTTAAGTAGTTCTGAATATTTTCAGGTATGTATTCAGGCTTAAGAGGAGATAACTTATCACCTGATGCTTTTACTGTACCTAAGTTAATTATATCATCATTATTTGCACTTGTAAACTTATCATTACTAACAAATTTTTCTTTCCAATCTGTGTATGACATATCATCAATATAGATAGTCTTACCAGTTTCAGGGTCCCTTGCAGCTCTTTTTCTACCTTGCTTAAGTAGTTCGTCTGTGACTTCCGGTATTGTAGTACCTCGGCATCTAGGATGAAAAGGTGGTGCTGTTATCCCTATTTCAAAGTCATCTCTATTAAAGATTTTACTATCCATATCAGCACACATATCACAAGTTTTACCATCTAGTGTTTCTAATACCCTATACTTTTCAACTCCTAATTCATCGTAGCTGTCCATTTCTGCCCTTGTACATATCTGGGCTGTTTCTGTACGAATAAGAGTATTGCAAGCTGATTGGGCTACATTGCTTTCATAACTTAGTTGTCTTGCAAGCTTTTTAGGGTCTGTACCTCTAACGCACCAATCTGTTAATGCTTGTTGAAGTTTATTTGTCAATTTAGGTCTGTAAGTACCCCATATTCTTTCAGAGAAGTTTGTACCGTCAATAGCCCAAGGCTTTTCAAGTATCAATTTAAGTCTGCGTTCATCTACTTGTGCAAAACTAAATCCCACGCCAATACCTTTTTGTACTTCAAATGCCGTTCTGTAATAAACATCTTTATACACATTTGATAGCGTTTGTGTGACATTTTCTGTAATATCGGCAAATGCTTTATCACAAAATAACATCATTTGCATTTTAATAGCATCAAGTCTAGTGATATGATATTTTGCACTTGCGTTTTCAAGTTCTTTGTCCCAATTTCCCAAATAGCTGTTAGCATAGCCTTTTCTTATGTATTCTTCAACATCCCATCCAAGTTCTTTTAGCTCTTTATTTGTAATAGCTTTTTTGGCTTCGGCTAAAGTCATATTGTTATTATCAGCAAAACGCTTTAACCAGTATGTAATGTCTTTATCAATTTGAATAATCGCATCATCTATTAATTTCATAGACTCAGCTACACACTTTTGAGCTTCTGCATTGGACCTTTCTTCTAAAGCTTTAAATCTTTTAGCCCAATATTCATTATTCTTCATTATTCTTCCTCGCTAGTTTGTGGAAAACCGTAATCGCCTATTTTTTCATTAGTTTCTTTTTTTAATTCAGCAATTTCCTTTTCAGCATCGTCAACCCAAGGATGATTTTGAAGAATGGTCTTCTGTGAAATAATGCCTGTGCTTTTGGATGCAATATCTGCAAGTTCAGTATCATTCGTGATGCTATTTCTTGTCCATACTTGGTTAATTTCATTACACTGTATATTTGCGTGTCTGCAAATAGCTCTTACAAGCTCTGCAAAACCTAATCTAAATTCTGTTTCAGTAAGTCCACTTTTCAACTCTAACAAAGAATATAAATACTTTAAAGCTACACCACTTGCGTTGCCAAAATTCGATGGTTCAGGGTCTACTGCCTGTCCCTGTTCAAATATTGCCTTACGGGATATGCTCAATAATTCTTTTCTTGCTTCAACCGGTATGTCTATAGTAAGTGTTTTTAAATCACCTTTACCATCAATATTTTCGTCTAGCTTAATGGTTTTGTATTTCTTTAAATTACCGAGAAATTCGCTTAAACTTTCACCCGCATAGCCACTTAGAATAAATATAATCTCTTGAATATCTTCTAAATCGTTTATAAAGCCACTGTACACTTTGTCATAAGTATCAATATGTCCCTTTATAGGCTCTAAGTCACTTGTATGATTATCGTTGTTGGCAAAACTTATGAAAGGAACTTGACCAAAATTATGATTAAGTACATTTGTATATGCCCTTGGAATATCAAAACCAATAGGGTATCTTGCAAGCTCCATAAGTCTATCAAGTCCTTCATTTACATATCGTTTATATGTAGCACACTCAGTTTCAGTCCATATCTCGTAAACCATATAATGTCTGCCGGTTTCTTCTTCTAATTCCATATACACTCTTAAAACACTTATGAGCTTCTTCTCTAAATCGTTATTATAGACTGGAATTATTTCTTTGCTGTCTATAACTGCCCATCTAAATCTATTTTTATCATCAATCCAATAATGAACCCAAGCTATACCGGCATTTGCAGAATTAACACATAGCTTTTTACAGTTTTTTGCGTAGGCATCGCCTAAAACAGACTGAATGTATTTATTACTAGAGCTATTACCTATATCAATCACGGGTGGGTATGTAAACATATAGCCTGCTTTTTGATTAACAATCAAGCTATAGAAACTGCTACAAATTCTATTGTCTGCATTTCTTACAGCTTCTGTTTCTGCATCTTTTTTCTTACCAAAAAGAATATCGTTTTTGTTTCTGTAATACCTTTCAGCTATTGTTGCTTTAGAAACAAAATTGCTATGCCCTAAAGTATATTTTTTTATAAGCTCAATAGCTACAGTCAAGTCCATTTTATCACCTCATCATTTTAAGAATTTTATTCCAGTTTTATTTCTCATATAATCGCGAAGAGCGTATCTTACTGCATCTATGCTGTGATTATCTCTGTCAGGGTAATCAGATTTAAAATTATCATTACTATCTTTTTCATACTCATAACCTAGAAACTCTCTAGCTGTATTAGGGCATCTTTCTTGGTCAATTACAATTTCTTCTAAATCTTGTAAAAATTTAATACCATAATTAACACTATCCGGACCCTTTTTTACACCTTTTATATTTAAGCCTAAAGCTTTAAATTCTGCTATTGTTCTTGGCTCTGCACTATCACCCATTACCAGACAATTATCTTTATTCTGTCGCATAATAGCATCAACGGCTAGCCTATTTGACAGTCCAACTTTATGTATTTCAAAGAATATATATAATCTTCTTCTAGTTCTATCAAAATGACATTCTGTATAGTGGAGTGGGTCAACAGCATATCCGAAGTCAACAGCTCTTTTTATATGGTCAAAATTATTTACTTCATCATTTGATATTTTTCTAATTGTAATATTAGTAAATATTTCTCCGCCTGTTCCTCTTACCTCACCTAAATATTCGTGAGCATAGGCATCATAATTGACGGCTTTTAAATGCTCGGCTTCAATAAAAAACTGTTCACCAAGCCATTTTTTAGGTACTGTTAAATAACTACTGTGATGTACAACTCTGTCTTTTCTTTCTTCTAAAATTTCATTATTTACCCAATTTCTCTGTGACCTGGGCGGATTATATGAATAAAAAACAACAAAATTTTCGCCACCTCTCATGAGAGACTGATTTATTGTTCTTATTTCTTCCATTCCATTGAATTCATCAACTTCTTCGTACCATATATATTTACAATAACCTGTTTTAAATTTTGTAGATTTAATTTTTTTAGGCTTATCTGCACCTCTAAAAATTATTCTTTGCTTGCCATATACAAGCTCTAACGGACTAAGCTTGACTTGCCAGTATTGTTCAACACCTAATACTTGTATAGCCCATAAAAGCTGTTCAAACACACTATCTTTAAGATATTGTCCTACCTTTCTTATAGCTACTGCATTAGCGTTACTGTCACTCATCATTCCTAGCACAATTTCTATACTCGTAAATGATGATTTTGTACTGCCTCTGCCGCCTTTGAGCCAATAATGAGTATATTTATTAGCTTTAAGACAATTATGAATATTATAAAAGGATGGTGCAATTAAGCTAGATAACCTAGCCATTTGCATCATCCTTTGGTATATCATCTGTTATCACAACTTTAGCGTTCCCGTCAACTTCAAGCTTATCTGTAAACAAGCCGTATCTCTTACCAAGTAACTCCGCCGCTTTAAGTTTCTCTTTTTCATCTGGCTTTTTCTGCACAGCTCTCGCCTCGGAATATCCATCGCCTATACCCTCAACAACGATTACTTCAGCGGAAGACACACCTCGTAATACACTAGTCAGGTATTCCATAACCTCTTCTGCACTTGCTATCTTTTTTGAGCTAAGCTCGGCCAGTTTTCCATCAACATATTGTCTAACGCTAGCCTTTGCTAAAAGCTTGTTTGCTAAAACACCCGCAGATTTATTATTTTTAACATTAGGATACGCGGCCATATATGCTCGAGTACCATTGCAATCTATAAGCCATTCATCTGCAAATTTCTTTTCTTTTGGCGTCATAGAATCACCTGCCTTTCTTATTAAACATAAAAAAAGACTAAACAAGAAATATATAGGGATTTAATTTATATAACCTACAATAGGTAGTGATATTAAATATATATCATAGCCAACTATATTGCAGGCCGTCTCGTTTAGTCTTTTAACATTTTATATTATATCATAAGTCATATGTGGCTTAAAATGGCTTCTTTCGCTTTTTGAGAAATATTTTTAAGTGCTTTACCATGAAGCCTAAGTGTCCATCGATAAGAATGCTCTAATAGTAATGCAATTTCTTCCCACTTCATTTCATATATATATCGTGCTTCCAAAATCTGTCGTAAGTCTTCATTATCAAGCAAGTTAATAGCTTCTTGAATCAGAAGTCTATCTCTTTTTATTTGCTCAATTTCTTTTTGTATATCTTCCTCCATAACTATAATTGCAGTAGAACAATTTTCGATTTTACTTGATACTGTCCTTGTATATGCAGATGCTTCTTTTATTGTTGCTGTAACAGAATACTCCAAATCTCTATAATGCTGAATTTGTTTCTGTTTCAACTTAATACGCTGCTCATAGTGCTTACATCTATTAAGAAAGTTCTTTGGGTCTTCTGTCAGTTCTGTTAACTGTTCTAATGTCACTACACTACCTCCTTTATTCTTGCTTTTAATGCTTCAAGCAAAGCATTCTGCCTTTTATCCTTTTCCGTTAATACTTGGTCGAATACCCACATATCAGCCGTATTCTTCATAAGTAAATGATGTATCAAGACAGTCTCCTTCTGCCCCATACGATGAACTCGCTTATTTGCCTGCTGATAAAGCTCTAAGCTACAAGGTAACCCATACCAAATCACAATATGTCCGCCGAACTGTAAATTTAAACCGTGTCCAGCACTTGCTGGGTGCGCTAACAGCAAAGGTATGTTTCCTGCATTCCACTCTTTAACTGCCATATCTTTTTTAACATCAACAGCCTCTGGATGCCTCTCCAGTATTCTGTCGCGTTCGTGTTTATAAGAATAAAACAATAAAACTGGTTGTCCATTAGCTTCTTCAATTAAAACATCTAAAGCGTCAAGCTTTTCATTATGTAAAAGCTTAGTATTTCCGTTTTCGTCATAAGCTGCTCCTCCTGCTACCTGTAACAGCTTGTTTACCAATATAGCGGCTGAGCCCGCGTCAATATCTCCGTCTGCGTAAGGTAAAATCATATCTCTCTCTAATTTTTTGTATAAGTCCATAGTAGCCTTTGAGGTTTCTATCTCATGCCTAATATCAAGGCGCTCTGGAAGCTGTAAAAAATCCGCTGTTTTCATACTTATACATAAATGACCAAGCTTTTGATAAATTTCCTCTTCTGCACCGTCTTTAGTCTTCCAAGAAAATATTGTTGTCGCATTCCTTTTGTCTGGTACAAACCATTTTTCTCTATAACTTGTTATCGTTTTGCCGAGCGTTTCTCCACCGTCAAGCAAATACATCTGAGACCATAAATCCAGTAAGCCGTTAGGCGAAGGCGTTCCAGTAAGTCCTACAATCCTTCTAATATAAGGTCTTACCTTTTTTAAGGCTTTAAACCTCTGGGCTTTGCTGGATTTAAAGCTCGACAACTCATCAATAACAACCATATCAAAAGGCCATTTCTTTTTATAGTGTTCTACAAGCCATTGAACGTTCTCGCGATTTACAATATATAGTTCGGCGTCTTTATCAAGTGCATTAAGGCGGCTCTCTTTATTGCCAAGCACCAAAGAAATTGTAATGTGTTTCAGATGGTCCCACTTTTCTACTTCAGCCGGCCAAGTCTCTATTGCAGGTTTAAGTGGCGCAATGACTAAAACCTTTCTCACCGAAAAATAATCATAGACTAAACGCTCTATCGCTGTAAGAGTTATAGCTGTCTTTCCCATACCCATATCCAACAATAAACCAAGTTCAGGTTGTTCTATTATTTTGTCAATACAATATTGCTGGTAATACTTAGCTTCAAATTTCATTTTCTATTCTCGCTTTCAAATCTTCCATACTATTGATACACCACACTTTACAGTCGAGTGCTTCTAACACTCTCGCAATTTTCTTCTGCCTCTCACTCAAGCCATTTTTTCTACCAGGCCTTTTCAGTTCAATAAATATCACTTTTCCACCAGGTAAAATACAAATCCTATCTGGAACACCTGTTTCACCCGGACTTACCCATTTAAAAGCTTGACCACCTAAAGACTTGATGTATTTTCTCACTGCTTGCTCTAATGTACTTTCAAGCATATTTATCTCCTTTTTTCAGTCGTCAGCAGTTACAGCAGTAAAAACCTATAAACTTTTAAAATTAAGATTAGAGAATAAATATTAAGCATTTATATTGTATTTAATTCTCTATTTTTATTTTTAAAACTTATATATAAAAAGCTGCTGTAACTGCTGATAATCTTTTCTAAGCCTTCTATACACTGACCTAGAACTATCAGCTGAAGCGTCAGCAAGTCATTTTTATCTGCTGACTCTGCTGACGCTTAAATCAGCAGTTACAGCAGAAAATTTGATTTGCTGACAAAACTGCTGACAATAAAATCTTAAGAAAATTTATCTCGTACAAAGGCTCGTTGCCTACCATAAATACCACAATTAACAGAACTGTAAATTTTCCAACCAGGTACTTGCCTAAGTATGTTGTTTATCTCTCGCGCCTGCATTGGAGTAAATCCTTTTGGGTCACCTCTAAAAAGTTCTTGCCATATTTCTATAGCGCATACGCGGGTCCTCACTTCGGTACCTTCTTCCATTTCTCCGAAGCCACCACTCAAAAACAACAGCCTTTTATCAAGTTCCATAGTATCCCAATTTTTAGGCAATAACATATTTAAGAAATTCTCTACAAGCCCTTGCTTGCCATTCATTTCTGTATGCTCTTCCTGTACCCTGCGAGCCATAGCCTCAACTTTTTCACTGAGGTACCATATCTCACCAGCTTTATACCTTATAACGGCCTCAGCCCAAATTTGGTCTACAATTTCTTCCGTTAAAGCACTGCCAAGTTGCTTTCCTTTCTCTGTAACAACCACTGGCCAGAAACGTCTGCCGCCAGTTGGGTCTCTTAAAAATTCAGCATCATTAGTTGTGCCAAAAAAGGCACACTGCCTAGGGTGCTCCTGAGTTCGGCGCGCGTATGCTGCTCGAAAGCTGTCGGTCTGTTTAGATGTAAACTGCTTAATCTGTTCAAGCTCAGCTTTGCGTGTAGCAGCCATTTCTCCCATCTCAATTATCCAATGCCCTTGCAACTGCTCATAGGCATCTTTACCCGTTACAGTATAAAGTGAATCGGAAAACCAAGATTTACCAAGTTTTGCAAGAGTAGTTGATTTTCTGCAACCCTGAGGGCCCACTAATACAAGTATGTGGTCATGCTTGCAGCCAGGTGAATATATTCTTGCTACTGCACCGATTAAAGATTTACGAGTAACTTCTCTTATATACTCGTTATCCTCTGCGTCAAGGTAGTCAATAAATAAAGTATCTAGCCTGTTTAGCCCGTCCCATTTAAGGCTCTCAAGGTATTCTTTGACTGGATGTCTCTTACAAGACAGCATGGCAAGCTCAACAGCATCTCTTACTTTTACATTACTTACTATTTTATAAGTTTGCTCTAAGTGTCTTCTTAAGCCCGAGTCGTCTGAGTCCCCCCAGCAGTCACTTGTTCTCATTGCGAACTTTTCCCACGGCAAATCTCCGCAGACAATAGGTCGCTCCTTAAAAGCATCATAATAATACTTACCCTTAAGGTTAGGGTCATTTAGCATAATTAGATACGCATTGTCAATGGTTGCAGCAAAGTCACCTTTTGAATTCATCGTCATTTTACTAAGCCAATCTGTATCAGCATCTTCAGACTCGTCCCACTGCTCCGATAATTCTTTCAGTTTAGTAAGTGCTAAATCGTTTCTTACTGCTACATCGGCAATTGCCATATCTGACATCGCTTTATATGATGGCATACGATTAACTGGCGTGCCGGGTAATATATCCATATCCATATCACCGAAGGTATGCAAGCGAACTAAGTCAAAAGCATTACAAAGCTTACCTCCTATGGGGTCTGTACCATGGTGTGAAAAGGCGAATTTACCATTTTCATATATGACAAGGCCACCCACTGTAGACCCTCCTGTATACGTATATCTGTCTTCACCGCACTTGACGTATACCTCAGGCAAAAAGTTTTCTATTGCGTCTTCGATAGAATACACACGGCAAAAGGCCCCCACAATACCTTTCTTCTCAGTTGGGTCTTCTTGCTTCTTAGATAGCCTTTGTATTATATCCTGTTTTCTGCTTGACACCGGCCACTCTGAAGGGTCTCGCCAATCATGATAACGGCTAAGCTGCTCATCAACATCAAGCCACGGACCATCAGAGACCTCGTAAATATATTCGGCATCAAGTGAAGCACTCGGCCAATACATTAATCTGTGAGGTTCATAGGTTGTATCATCGCACATATCAATACCAATGTCGCTTGCTACGCGTCTTGCGACTGCTGTATATTCATCTGGCGTCACTTGTCTTGATAAAGGAATTACAAGCCTTAGCCTTGGAGCTCTTGGCGTATGCGAATGCGTACTATATAAAACAGCGGCACAGCCTATAACCAGCTCAACAGTTTCCCAAGGATTATCCTTGGGTGTAACATAGTCTAAATCAAGGGTTAACAAGCGCCTTTGTACTATAGCTTCAGCCTTGCGATGGCCACCTTTTAAGCGTCCACCAACAAAGCCTCCGACGTCTTTTATATCGTCTCTTTTAGCTTTAGCAAGAGTTTTATACTCTGCTTGATTTTCGGGTGTCCTTGTAACAATTTGAAGTTTGTCAACAAGGGCACTCCATAATATATCTTCATTTTTCCAATTGACTGATTTTCTTGAGCTACCCGTTGCAATGTTAACCAGTCCATCATATTTTAAGGCAGTCACTGTATAACAACCTTTGCTATGCCCGCATTTTTAATCATACGGTCACACATATTACAAGGTGCCACAGCAATAGAGTCTGTGGTACAAGCAAGGTAAAGGGTAGCTCCTTGCATTTCCCTTCTTGACGCACTTATTATAGCATTTTGCTCAGCGTGAACAGCTACGCAAGTACCGTACTTATTCCCGTGTAATATAGCCGCCAATGAGCCTATCGGCTTTTCGTGTGTATCTCTCCAGCATACACCAGCGGTGCAACAATCAGCTTCACCTCTTGGCGCACCGTTATAGCCTGTGGCTATAATCTCATCATTATTGACTATAACAGCCCCATACTTTTTGTGTAAGCAAGTTGACCTCTGAGCAACGGCTCTTGCAATATCTAAGTAATAAGTATCTTTATCTGGTCGCATATACTCACCTCCCAGAAGCACCAAAAGCAGTATTATCTCGTGTGTCGCCCACGCTTTTCACAAATTCAGCAAGCACTATAGGCATTATAACAAGCTGGCCAATTCTGTCGCCAGTCATAACGTAATAATCTTTATTACTTACATTTGAGATAATTGCATGAATTTCTCCCGTATAGCCTGAGTCTATAGGTGGAAGCTCGCAAACAATACCTTTTGAGCTTAAACCGGAACGCGGAAATATAAAACCTGCAAAACCATCAGGTAATTCTAAGCCAAAGCCTAATGGAATCTTAACAGTTTCACCTGGATGTATGTTATAGCTTGATGTAGCGAATACATCAGCTCCTGCGTCATTGTAATGAGCCCTAAATGGTAGTCTGCTTTCTGCTATACCGTAGTCAATGATTTTTACTTTCATATTTTTTGTGCCTCCTCTTTAGTAAGCAACGGAAAATCTTCCTTCAAAATATCAGTTGGAGTTATATTCATCTTAATAGGATTCTTACAACTCATTTTACCCTCCTCACAATAACCGTTCATACAGAATGGACCTGCGTTTGCAAATAAAGCTGGACTAATATTATAAAGCTGCTCCCATATTTTAAGCATTATATAGCGTGTCTCATCTGTGTTTCTGCGGCATACTCTTTGCTGTATCATATGCTTCCACTGAAAAGGGGTAGCACTTATAATAAGCGTATTTCTCATTCCCTGTGGGGCTAAGTATCCCGCGCTATCATTACCACAAATTTCGGCAACATGTGTATATTCTTTCATAGCAAACATATTTGTCAACTTATAAAGTTCTACAACTTCGTCGCCTGCTTCAAGCATTTTATAAGGTACCACAAAATCAGAGCTACCTGAATAGTCGCTATACTGCAAGCTTGCCGACATAAACTTAACTTCATTCTGATGCCTTGTTATCTGAGCTAAAAATCTTCTTGAAGCTCCCGTAATAACTACATTAATAACGCCTAGCTTCTGAAGTGTATAGTGTGGTAAAGCCGCAAGAACCTTAACCGTACTTTTCGTGTAGTCCTTTTCATATAAGTTCATAAAATCATCAAGGTTCTTAATATTATGTCCTCTTTGAGTCAATCTCGCAGAACACACAAGCATTTTCTCGGCATTCGCAATTTCATCGGGGTTAAGCACCCTTGTTTCTATTTTTCTCATTAAGTTGCTCCTCCTCAACAATAGCTCTCAACAATATTAAGTAACAAATACTGTCCGTTATTTTTTCATTCCAACGGTCAATATCATAAGTCTGCCCATCTGTACACATATCAGATACAGAAACAAGATGCTTTGAGAGCATACCAAACAACGCCGCTTTCGGTGTCGTATTCATAAGAACAGCGGCCTTTTTAAAAGCTCTTAATCTATCTGTTAGCGCATCTATATTCAAAGTAACCTGTCCGTCAGGTTGTACAAGTAAGTCATCTTCATCAAATACGTCTGCGTATTCAATTCCTTTCTTAACCAATGTGCCTTTACACAAGGTAAGCTGTGTATCAACCACAGCATTAAAGTCTTTCATATTCACAAAATATCAATCCTTTCGATAGTATTCACATTCATAGGCGTCTGCCCTTAAAGGTAATTCTTTGGCCCAATCAATAGTCTCTGACATAATTGCGCCAAGTTCCTTCGCTGAGCTTACACCGATAGGTACTTCACATATAACTTCATCGTGCACGTGAAATACTACAGGAAAACCAGCTTTTTCCAGTCTGTCTATTGCCATAGCAAGACAATCTCTCGCGGTAGCCTGCACCATGTTCTCAACAAGCTTAGGTCCATACGACTCAATACGTCCCCAAGCCCCGGAGGTTTGAAGTGTTCCTTCATAAGTAATATTGCCATCAATAATCGCAGGCTTTACATAGCTAAGCTCACGACCATTAGGCAATACAAGTTTAAGTAAAGGACCTTTTTTATAAAAACCCATTCCGTGTGGAAGTATTGTGGGTTCCTGTGTCTGAATAGTTCTTCTAGCGGCAGCATCTGTATCCCACCAAAGCTTTGTTATGGCAGGATTTGCAGCACGCCAGCTATTTACTAATGGCTTAAGTTCAGACTCCTCAATACCCATATCAAGTGCACCCATTGACTTAAGAGCACCAACACTGCCGCCATAACCGAGGGCAAGCTCAGCGATTTTCCCTTTTTGTCGCATAGGATTTCCTTTTTTTACGCTGCCTGGTGGTAAATGAAACATCTGTTCTGCTGAAGACTCATATATTTTACCGTGGGTATTAAACACTTCCATGCGCCAGCTCTCATTAGCTAACCAAGCAAGCACTCTCGCCTCAATGGCTGAAAAATCGGCGACGATAAAACGACAGCCTAACTTAGGTATAAAAGCAGTACGTATCAACTGAGATAATGTTCCAGAAACATCATCAAAGCACATCTCTAGTGTACCAATGTCACCTGAGCGTACAAGTTGCCTTGCAATATCAAGGTCTCTGTCAGGCATCTTATTTTGAGGTAAGTTCTGCATCTGCACCAAGCGCCCTGCCCAACGACCTGTACGACTGGCACCATAGAACTGAGTTAATCCTCTAATTCTTCCGTCAGTACCAACTGTACGCAACATAGCATTATATTTTTCAGTAGACGTCTTTGAAAGCCCTGCCCTAATGTCAAGCACCTTATCTACAATAGCCATTGCCGCGTCATCTCTGACAGCCTGAATATTCTTTTTATTAAGACTTTCAACCTCTATACCTGCTTTATTCTCTATCCATTCTTTAAGCTGAGAAGTACTCTTAGGGTTTTCAAGTCCTGTAATTTTCTTAGCTTCTTGAAACAATCTATCTTTAATAACTTTATCAATCTCAACTGCTTGTTTAGCAAAGACTCTATCAATTCTGACACCTCTGTCATTTATATGCTGGTCGTGTACCCATAAAGCCTGCTCCGTATCTGTCATATTAAACCTTGAAAGCTTTTTTCTGATAGCTCTCTCAGCTATAACATCTTGACCGTTGTATTCTTTATATAAGTTCCAACGAGCCATATCGTGCTCGGGTAAATTACGTGTACGCTGTCCATTAACTTTAGTAGGCTTGCAAGGGATTGAAAAATACCTTATCAAAGCTTTACCAGTGCTTGATTTTTGCTTATCCGCTGGCAACCCTAAAACGGCACCAACAGCTTCAAGAGAACTCGGAAGACCAAGTTCTCTTGCCATAACGGCTGTGCAACTCCATTGCTCAGGTGGTGTCTGCCTGCCAAAATATGCAGATAAACAAGTACGCTCGAAAGAAGCATTGAAAGCGGTTTTCAAAATATTAGGGTCATAAATTGCTTCTTCTATATCCTTAGGTAATTCATCAATCGTCAAGTCAATTACATTAACAGGCTCTTCATCAAAAGCATATCCAAAAAGCAAAATCTCAAAGTCTAAACTCTCAGCATAGGCATATACGCCACACTTCTGTAGTGATACAGAACTGTAGGTTTCTATATCAATCGCAAGTGTTTTCATAGCTATAATCTCCTTCATGTATTAGAAGTCGAGTAAATCATCCTCTTCATCATCTTCCCAATCATCATCCCAGTCAGCATCTGTAACAACGCCGCCACTCAATGGCTCACCATCAGACAACTTCATAACCCCATTAAGCCCTGCAGTAAGACCCTTATTACCATTTGTATCATACACATAGAAGTTAAGAATTGCGCGACCATAGCAACCTGAGTATAATTCCTGCACATCTGTAATAGGCGTCTTATCTTTATATACAAGCACGGGTCTGTTCTTTGAGCTTACTGTCATAACATAGCAACCCTTACACTCAGGACCAAACTCGCCCCCGTTAGGTCTCTCACCGTCGCCATCGTGTAGTGTATGCTTGAGGTCTGTAGGAAGTTTCTTACCTGTATACTTCTGAAGATATGCGTTTTTAGCTTCTTCCATAGCGTTCTTAATTTTCTGAAGGGTACCCTTATCAGTTTTAGGGATAAGCAATGTAACGCTGTAAGTTAACTTACCATCCTGTTCCTTTGGTTCAAATAAATTGCAATAACTTAAACGTACTCTACCTGTTGTAATCTGTGTCTTCATAATTTTTAATCTCCTTTAAATATAAAATAATTTGTTAACCTATAAGAGTATATCCTATTAACTCAAAGGCTTGTGTAACAGAAAATCCAGCATTTATTAAACTTGAATATGTATAATATAATTTTGCTGCAAAATCATCAGCGGCCTTACAAGCTTCTTTACCAATAAGTTCTGAAGATTTTTTCACTAAATCTTCTGTAGGAATTTTATAATTGGGCTTAGCTTTAATGTTAATATTAGGCTCCTTAGCACTATAGTTTTTAGCAGTCTCCGCAATTGCATTGAGTATCATTGTTGGTATTTCGCTTTTAAAAAAATCATCCATATTTGACATTATTTTTAGTTTCCTTTCTACATTAAAATAAATTTGTTTTATTTTTTAAGGGCATTTTCGTCCTTCTCATATGTACTAATTAGCCCTTTATACTTAATCGTAAGACCTATACAGTATGTACCATATAGAGTCCAAAGTGCAATATAGGCTAATATTCTCACTTCTAAATCGTAAGGAAGTATAGATATTATAAATATTGGTATATACCATTTATATTTGTTTAGTAACTTAAGCATTTTTTTTTTCATCCTTTCTATTCGTCAAAAGCTGTAAGTATAGCATCCTCCAACATTAGCGCCGGTCTTTTATCGGACTCAGGAACTAATGTTGGCTTGCCTTGGGGCTTTATTATTGTATTTCCTGCGATTTCAGCAAAATGCTTTGCCCCAAATTTTTTTTCAAGTTGGGTTAAGGTCAACAACTTTTTTTCATACAATTGGGCCTCTTTATAGCCAGCATCTATGAACGCTTCAACAAATTTACTCTCATCCAAAATTGCTCTATTACTACGACCGGCAACTATTTTCCAGCCTGATATTGGAATTCCTTCGAGAAGAGCTGATTGCACAAGGTCCTCAAGGTCTTTAAGCCAACTCTTAATATCTGCCGCTTTTTCTAAAACCGCACCTGCCTGCTCGGGTGTAATAAGCAGAGGGTCTTCCGCATCATCAAACATTTTAAGATTTTGTTCATAACGCGCTTTGCATTTAGCTTTAGCTCTACAAAACTTACAAGCCTCTTCTGATGGCATAAACTCGCCTTTACCAGCAAAAGCTTGTTTGGCTTTTGGCTTAACCTCATTTTCTGCCCAACTAAGGAGCTCCTCAACAGTAATTTCATCTGTGCTCTGAACACCTGAAAGACGAGGCTGATATATAGTCATTTTGACATTTGTAATGTCATAGAGTGGGCCGTAATACTCAATAGCGCCTAATGCGTATAGCCTCATTTGAGGATTATTAGCAGCGTCTACGCGGTAGCCCTTACCATATTTAAGGTCAATAATTTCAAGGCAACCATCAGAAATAATAACACCATCACTTGTACCAAAACCTTCGGGTACCCACTTTGAAAAATTAACCTTAACTTCAAGCTCTGCAAAAGCATCTGCACAAGTTTCTCGTAACTCTTTGAGCTTGCCAGAAATAAGCTTTGCATAGTTATTCGCATGCTCCTGCATTTCGCTATTATAGAACTTCTGACCATCTTCGCTTTTAGCAAGTGCATCACGCTGATTTTCAAAATCCATCTCAGAAATTTCACCCAGCCAATATCTTGTGGTAAGCTCGGCAAGAGAATGGGCAAGAGTACCTTCTAAAGCGTATTCAGAAGTAACATTTGGAAATTTTAATTCAAGGCGTGCACTCGGTGTACATTTAAGCCATCTTGCGGCCCCGCTTGCTGACAGTAATGCGTGCTTAGACATCAACAGCCACCAGCTCTCTCATTAAAGCTTCATAATCGGCTTCATCTATACCTTTAAGGTTTTTAGCACCGAATTTACTAAATATTTCTCTTAACTCATCAGACTTACCAGCCTTTGAGATTTTTAAAGCCACTGCTCTAACATCTGTCTTACTTATCTTTGTATTTAGCTCTGTATTAATTTTCTCTTTATCTTCTATTTTTTCTTCTGCTTTTGCTTGAGCAGCCACCTTAGAATTTTCCGTTTTTACAGTCACCGTTTTTTTTACTGCTGTTTTTGTAGATTTAGTATCATCGCAAAAGACTTTAAGTTTATTAAGATTATCTTCTGTTAAATCAAGTGTTAACGTAATTTGCATAGTTCTTTATCCTCCTTATATTTTTTCCAATTTTCAAAACGTTGCCGATTTTCTGCTATGCTATAAAAATCATTTGCTTCACTCAGTAGCTGTATAAGAGAATGCCTCTCAATCTCAGCGTTAATCTGAACTTGGTTAGTTTCCATATAGTTTAATTAAGTATCTTAACTCGCTACCAATGAGCTAAAAAAAATAGACATTGCTTCATCACTGGATAACTTATATCTATTTATAATAAAAGCCATTTCGCTTTGAGTGAAAGCTGCGTCATCGCGCTCATTAATCTTAGCGTTAAGTCTTGAAAGACTAAGGCCCATAGCAGAAGCCAAAGTCGACTGAGTATCTTTATTTTTAACCATAACGCTTGCTAATAAAGTCTTATTCATTTTTATCCTCCTTTCTATAAACAAAAATAGCTTTATAGGTTATTTTGTTTCTGTTTACGATATTTATATTAACGCAAAACATTTCATTTGTAAATAGTTTTTTTTAAAAAATTTCAAAAATTTATTTATTTTTTTCGCTATATACGCTATAATTAAGGTAGAAATTAGATTTTAATCACTTTTGGGGGTAATTAAATATGAACAATACAGATACTGGATTTAGAATAAGAGAACGTCGCAGAGCTTTAGATATGACACAAGAAGACCTTGGTAAAAAAATTGGTGTATCTAAGGCCACCATAAATAAATATGAAACAGGTGTCACACTTAACTTACGCAGGCCGACGATTGAAAAATTAGCGGATGCACTATGCACTTCCCCGGAATATTTAATGGGTTGGACATCTAATGCTGTACGTGTACATACTAATAACGGTATTATTGGTCAAAATTCTGGTACCATAATTAATAAAAACTCCGAAAGAACACTCTCAAAAGAAGAAATAGAGCTCTTGCGTATTTATAACTCGCTCGATGTTAAAGGTCGTATAGAACTTCTTATGACAGCTATGCGCCTTGAGGAGGCTCAATAATGAGTGTAAAAAATTTATGGCTCAAAGAGGATATTATAGTAGCTTATGCTCTTTACTGCATTACACCGCTCAATAAAATAAACCCTAATAATAAATTAATAAAACAAGTAGCTGAACTTTGTAATAAATCAGTAGCTTCATTCACAATGCGTATGCGAAACTTTCAATATTTAGACCCTTTGGCAAATAAAAATGGTAAAAAAGGTCTTTCTCATGTTGCCAAAACTGATAAGCAAATATTTGAGCAATTTAAAAATGATTGGGGTAATTTAAGTACCGAAGCTGAGAATATTACAAAGCTTAATATATTCGACGGTACTCCTGAAAAAGGAGCAAAAAAACTTTCAAGCCTTACTGACCGTAGCAAAGTTAACCTAGAGAGAACGGCCTTTAGAAAATATGTTGAAGCCGCATATAATAGTAAATGCTGTATTTCAGGTATGGAAATTTCAACCCTACTAAGGGCCAGCCATATTAAACCATTCAATAAATGTAAAAATACAAATGAACGCACAGACCCGCGCAATGGTCTTTTGCTTAATGTTCTTTATGATAACGCTTTTGACAAAGGGCTTATTACAATAACTAAAGACTATAGGATATTGGTATCAAACCTAGTTAAGAAATATGATTATAATACATTTACAAAAAATTTAATTATTAATCTTGAAGGTAATAAAATAATATTACCAAGAGATTGTTACCCATTGCCTGAATACTTGGAATATCATAATGACATTGTATTTAAGCAATTATAATTTTTAAATAAGAAGGAGGTTAATTATGAGAACTGCTTTATATGCTAGATATAGCGCCGGGCCTCGCCAAACAGACCAAAGCATTGAAGGGCAAATCAGGGTGTGCACAGATTACTGTAAACAGCATGGCCTTACCATTACTGAAATATATGCGGACAAGCATATTTCAGGTAAAACAGATGAGCGCCCTGAATTTCAACGACTTATTGCTGATAGCAAAAAGAAGAAATTCGACGCTGTTGTAGTCTACAAAACCGACAGATTTGCGCGTAACAAATATGATAGTGCTATCTACAAAAGACAACTTAAAATAAATGGTATAAAAATCTATTATGCTGCTGAAACAATTCCTGATGGACCTGAGGGTATTATTCTTGAGTCTTTAATGGAAGGCTTAGCAGAATACTATTCAGCTGAACTCTCGCAAAAAATTAAAAGAGGATTGCACGAAAGTGCATTAAAATGTAAGATAATAGGAAATACTATTCCTTTAGGCTATTGTGCTTCAAAGGATAATACTTTTGAAATTGACCCTGAAGGGGCTAAAATTGTTCAGTCGATTTTTGAAATGTATATCGCAGGTGAAACAAACGCTACAATTTGTAGTCGGCTTAATAGCTTAGGACTTAAAACAAGTCGCGGCAATGCTTTTAACAAGAATAGTATTAACCGCATTATATCAAATGAAAAATACATAGGTATCTATGAATCAGCGGGTGTTCGCATTGAAGGTGGCATTCCTTCTATTATTTCTAAAGAAACTTTTTACCTAGCTCAAAAAGAAAAGGAGAAGAAACGTGTGGGAAAATCAAAACGTCAGCCCCGTGCTGAATATCTATTAGCGGGCAAGCTATATTGTGGCCACTGCAAAAAGCTCATGACCGGTGTGAGTGGTACAGGAAAATCTGGTAAAAAATTCCACTATTATTATTGTCAAACTGTCAGAAAAAAGGGACATTGTAATAAGACACACGTAAAGGCTGATTATATAGAGAACCTAGTTGTTAAAAAGACCGTTGAGTTTTTAATGCACCCTACGCTTTTAAAAGATATTTCTCATAAGATATTAATACTTCAATCTGAAAATAGTACCCGTAAAGATGATATTGCGTACTTCAATAAAAAGCTTCAGGAAAATAAAAAAGCAACAGATAATATTATCAAAGCTGTTGAGAAAGGTTTGGGTACTAATTCTTTGCTTGAGCGCCTTCAATCTTTAGAATCTGAAAAAATTGCTATAGAAGGCGAACTTGCATATTATAAATCAACTGACTTTGGGCTGTCGGAAGAGCAAATTTATTTTTTCTTAGAGTCATTTTTAAAACTTGATGATAATTGGGAAGATTATAAACGTAAAATAATTAGTTGCTTTATTAATAAAGTTTTAATCTATAATGATAAATTAATTGTATACTATAATATTAAAAATTCTAATGACCTTGAATATAGCGAAATTGATATTGATAAACTTAATGACATAATTAAGCCCTCAGTCAAGCAGCATACGTGTTCGACTGAGGGCGCATATAGTGGAGATGAGGGGAATTGAACCCCTGTCCGAAAATCCGTCGGTCAGGACTTCTCCCATTACAGTTTATCTTTTAACATTCCCTCGTTATAACGCCGACAAACAGGCTTTATACCTCAGTAGCTTCATAAAATCTTTCCTCTACTCAAAGCTTTGTAGAAAAAGTGCCTCACCGAGTCGACACCAAACACCTAGTAGGTGAGAAGACTAGGGTTGATGAGCAGCAACTTAGGCTGCTAACGCAAAATTATTTTTGTCGTTTATTTTTAAAAGTTTTGGGTTTTTAAAGAATTACCCATTTCTAATGGCTATCCCGACTTTCAAAATCCCCGTCGAAACCATTGCATCCCCATAAGTGTTGCTATATTATTATAATATATTACAGCCAAAAGTCAACTGAAAATTTATTACAAATATAGCAACATATTATCATTTATCTATT